TGTACACCGACCTGACGATGAACGAACGCGACCGGCAGCAGCGTGAGGCTCAGCTAAACACCACTCTCTCGGGCAACACCGCCGAGCGGCAGCGGTACCACCTCTGGCCGGCTGGAACGAAGATCGAGTACGCGCCCCAGATCCAAGAGAAGTACAAGTCGGATTACGACGAGTTCCTGATCAAGCAGATCGGCTCCAAGTTCGGCGTCATGCCGAGCCAACTCGGAATCATCTCGCCCACCTACGGCTTCCAGGGCCGGGCGGGGTCGATTCCGGGCGAGCAGGACATCTCCGAGACCCTGGGCGACCAGCCCCTGGAAGAGTGGATCCGAGATGTGGTGAACGCGATCCTGCGGCAGTACCTCGGGATGCCCAAGGAACTGACGCTGGCGTTCTCCGGCGGAGGGATCGACGAGGACGCGCAGGTGAAGGCCACCACGCAACAACTCCAGGTGTTCTCCGGGCTCAAGACCCTCAACGATTGCCGAGCCGAGAACGGTGAGGAGTTGTACCGCTTCCCGGAAGCCGACATCCCGATGATCGTTGGCGGAACGCCGGTATACGTCCCGGGTTCCGACGCTCCCCCCGCGCAGGTGGGACCAGACGGCAAACCGTTACCGCCCCCGAAGCCACCGAGCCAGTCCAACGAAGTGGATCCCAAGCCCGATCCGGCCACGGAGACGCAGAAGTTCGTCAGCTTCGCCGAGAAGCGGCAGGGGAAGGCGTGGCGCGACTTCGAGTTCGGCTCGGTGCCGTCAAGTCTAGCCAAGGCGCTCAACTCCGCAGGGTCCAGGGGTGACCTGACGGCGGTCAAGGTTCTGGCGGCCACGGTCCCAAAAGCACTGGCGGCAGCCAGCCTGTAAACCAGGGGGTGCCGCCACAGACCGCTAAGGCGGACAGCATCGCGGCTGCGGTCACGGCAAGCGTGGCGGCGGCATTGGGCGGCGGGTGGACGGGCGCGGTGTTGCTGGAGGCGATCCTGCAACTCTGGCCGGAGTTGGCGACGACGGCCGACGCGGCCAAGGTGACCCAGGCGCTTGCCACGTTGGGCTTCGCCGCGTCGGAGGAAGTCGCGCTGGACGCGGCGCTCAAGCCCGCGGTGACTGAGGCGTTCTCGGCCGGGTGGGAGCTTGCCCAGGGGGTGAGCCACAACCCCGAGGATGCGCTGCGTCAAGGGGGGTTGCAGCGGGCGCTGGACCAGCTCAGCATCGAGCTGAAGGGCGTCAGCCAGGTCTCGGTCGATCGGATCGGCAATACGCTGGCGCAGGCGGTATCGGAGGGCCAGTCAAGCCGGGTCGCAGGCGAGCGTATCGCCGAGATCCTGCACGACCCCAAGAGGGCGCAGATGATCGCCCGAACCGAGATCGCCCGAGCGATGGAGGGTGCGATGCTGGCGCAGGCGAAGTCCATGACCGGCGTCGACAAGCAGTGGCTGGACGTGCCCAGTGCTTGCCCGATCTGTCAGGAGAACGCGGCGGAGGGGCCCATCAAACTCGACAACCCGTTTGTAGGCGGCGCGCAGAACCCGCCTCAGCACCCTTTTTGCAGGTGCGCCCTTTCCCTCGTCCCTCAGCCGGTCTGAGCACCTCACAGCTCCCAAGGAGACCCATTCCAATGCCCGAAGACATCACGTACGCCGCGGTCGGTTCGATCACCAAGTCAGGACCTGCCGTTGATGGCGTGTGGTCCTTTGCGGTAAGCAAGGCCACAGGTCCAGACCTCGACCTTGACAAGCAAGAGGTCGACATGGGCTGGGCCGTGCCTGCGATGCGAGAGTGGTTCAAGACCGGCGGGAACATCCGCGAGCAGCACGACCCCAAGCGAGCGGTGGGGAAGGCTCTGACCTTGGAAGAGCGAGACGACGGCTCCTACATCGCCGGGAAGGTGGTCGACCCCATCGCGGGTCCGAAGCTGGAGCATGGCATCTTCAACGGCCTCTCGGTCGGGATCAAGGGCGCGGAGGTCATCAAGTCCAAGACCGCGCCCAACGGCCGGATCGTCGGAGGCGAGATCGTCGAGGTCTCGCTGGTCGACCGGCCAGCCAACCCCACCGCGAAGCTGGTCTTGGCCAAGGCCGCAGGCGCGGATGGCGCCTTTGAGGCCGTCGAGGAGCTGATCGAGAAGGCCGAGCGGGTCGACCACTCGCACTCTCACAAGCACACCGACGGCCAGCACAAGCACGTTCATGTGCATGGCCCGGACGTGGCCGAGCATCGCGCCCTGGACTCAGGTGTGCGACACGCTCACGGCCATACCGAAGAGCAGGCGGACTCCGTTTGCCCGCCCGACGACGATACGGATGACAAGTCCGCTGACATCGAGAAGGCGAAGCTGAAGCAGAAGGAGCGTGACGCCCTCAAGGAGTCGGACTTCGCCCTGCCGGACTCGCGTGAATATCCGATCCAGGATGAGAGCCACGCCCGCGCAGCTTTGTCGATGCTCCACAACGCCTCGTCTGAGGACCAGGCCAAGATCAAGGCCGCGGTGCATCGCCGCTACCCCGACATCGGGTCGGATGACAAGGCCGTGCAGCCCGACTGGGACGCGATCCAGGCCCAACTCTCTGAACTCACTGGGCTGGTGAAGGCCGCGCGACCACCCAAGCCCACCAAGTCTGATCCCGACCCTGACGGGAACGGAGACAACGATCTCACCCCCGAAGGCGACACGGATCACGACTACTGGAACGAAGACGGAACACTAACCGACAAGGGCAAAGCATCCGGCCTGAAGCCGAAGAGCAAGTCCGCAGAACCCGACACCACGCTGGGCGTGGCCCCGGACGCGATCAAGGCCGCTGTGGCTGAGGCGATGAAGGCGACAGAGTCCACTTGGCTGGAGAAGGTGACGAACCTTGAGGCCGAGTTGGAGAAGGTCAAGAACATGGCGCAGCCCGGCCCGGTTCGGACGCGGCCCCCGGCGGCGGCTCAGAAGGCCGCAGAAAGCGACCGACTGAGGTCGGAGATCGACCACTACACCAACCTTGCGGCGGAGGTCTCGGATCGTTCCCTGGCCAACGGATACCGCGAGATGGTTCAAAAGCGCGAGGCAGAGCTGGAGAAGCTCGCCCGCTAAAGGAGACCCGTTGCTTACCGCACCCCCTATCAAGGACATGTTCGGAGACGCTGAAAACGACTCCGATCGTACCAAGCGATTCGAGGAGTACAAAGCCGCGCTGCGGAAGTCCGAGGAAGACACCTTCTCGGGCAACTTCACCCCGAAGGCCGGAGTCGCTTCTGGCCAGAGCGGGCGTAGCGCTCCGGTGAACTCAGACGCCCAGGCGATCCGCAACCTGGAGAAGACCGCGTCTCCCGAGCTGCTGGCTTCGCTGCAGGCGAGCATCGAGCAGGCCAAGGCGGTCGTGCCTGAGCTCCAGAAGGACTGGACGGAGACCAACCCGTTCCCGACTGGACCTGTGCCGTTCGACCTTCAGGCACCTGCCAAGCTCTTGGTGAACCGCAAGACCCCGCTCCGGGAGCGCATCGCACGCACCCAGGGACGAGGCGAGGCGGCAAGGTACAAGAGGCTGCTCGGCTGGTCCAACTCGGGCCAGGGCGGAGTGGCGAACATGAACCCGTTCATGGCTTCTGCCTCTCAGTCGGTCAGCTTCGGACCGACACCCTACCGACGCGGCAACAAGATCGCCTACGCGGCCGACGAGCACACCGTTGCCTACCAGGAACTCGGACTGTCCGATCAGGTGGATCAGCGTGTGTTCTACGCCTCGCAGGGTTTTGAGAACGTCCGGCAGCTGTCCCACACCGCTCTCCTGTGGGCGACGATGACCGGCGAAGAGCTGGCCATCCTCTACGGACGCGGCACAACCGGCAACGGCTTCTCGGGAGCCGTCGCTGCGCCTACGACCGTCACCTTGGCGGCTGCCGTTGCAGGTGCCGGGCAGACGGGCAACACCGCCGACATCGCGACCCTCTTCGTCTACGTCTGCGCCAACTCGGGCTTCGGGGACTCGGTCGCGTCGACTTTGGTTTCCTCGACCGCCCTTTCGGCGTTGACCGGGGACGTGATCAACGTGAGCTTCACCGGCTCGGCCGGGGCGCTGACCTACGACATCTTCGCCGGGACCACAACCGGCATCGCCAACGCCTTCTACGCCGGGTCGACCAACCAAACCGGGACCTCGGCCTTCACCATCAACTTCACAGGCGGTGGGACAGGTGGAACTCCGAACTCGGGCAGTCAGCCGCCGGCAGCCGACGCTTCGGCTTCGGCGACGGCCTACGATGGCCTGCTGACCATCCAGACCAACACCGCGCTCACGGGATACTTCAAGGACCTCAACGCCGCGTGGAGCACCGCGAGCCCTGGAACCGAGTTCCAGGCAGCCTTTGCGGCCCTTTACGGGTCGGGCACGACCAACAACCTGGCGGACCCGGACGAGATCTTCATCCACGGCACCGCGCGGGCGGCGCTGTCAAACCTCTTGACGGCCACCTCTGCGAATGGCTACCGGATCAACATCGGTGAAGACAACCGGAACGTGACCGTCGGCAACATGGTCACCGCCATCCAGAACGAGGTCACCGGCAAGGTCGTGCCGATGACAGTTCACCCCTACATCCCGAAGGGATCCGCGCTGATCATGTCCTGGACCCTCCCAGTCCCTGACTCCGAGATCAGCAACACGGTCGAGATGAGAATGGTGCAGGACTTCTACCTGGTGGAGTGGCCCCAGGTCCAGTTCACATACGACTCCTCGACCTACGAATACGGCGCTCTGATCAACTACGCTCCCGCGTGGAGCGGAGCCATCATTGGGATCAATGACTGATTGAGGATGTGGGAGCGGTCCGTAAGGGCCGCTCCCCTCTTCTCCCCTTTCGCCCCTCTCTATTGGCGGTGAGCGTCCCGACCAGCTGCTTTACTCCCAGCCCGGGGCGCTCCCGCCTCTTAGGAGACCTGTTTGAAAGTCCTCTCGCCAGACAAGGCCGCCATCGAAGCCGAGAGTGGCGAAGGCGGCCCTCTCTACCGAGCTCGTGACGGTGTGTTTGACGTGCCCGACAGCGTGGCGCGTCGGATCGTCCGGGCCGGAGGGTCGTATCGCGCCACGGCCTTCACTCACGCTCGCGGATTCGTCTGCGAGTGCGGTTTCCGCGCCCTGATCCGCGACCGCTGCGGCAGATGCGGCGCCACCGATCTTCGGGAGGAATGAAATGGCCAAAGGACAGTACCGGCGGCGGACGGGAGTCGGGCCAACTGTGGGAGAAACCGACCGCGAAACCTTTGTCGGCATCCCTGCGCCAGAGAAAGAGCGCGTCCTGGTGCGCCGGGAGCAGATCGGTCTCTTCCAGGTGCCCGTAGGGACGAAGCAGTTCTCCGACGCGACGGGCGAGTACCGCTGCGATCCCGAGACCGGGTGGGCCGTTGAGAAGCTAGCGTGACCGTCCTCCCTGCCGTCTCGGCGATCTCCCGGCCAGAGACCGCGGGGCTTCCCTACATCACCGCAACTGAGTTCCAGAACGCGCCCACGGGGCTGCAGACCAACAATCTCGTCCCCGGAGGAAGCGCTGCAGAGCAATTCCAGGCGCTTCAAGCCCAGATCCTTCGCGCTTCCTCGTGGATGGATGGTCAGTGCCATCAGGTCTTGGCGAGCACGGTTGACACCGAGATCTCCAGAGCGAACGTCCGGCGGGACGGCTCAGTCATGGTCTTCACCCGGTGCTTCCCGGTTCGTGTCGTGACCGCAGTCTCGATGGGGTGGCAACTGAGCGACCTCACCGCCCTGACGAGCCTGGACACGGTCACGCCGCTCAACCGCGTATTCCTGGTCGAGTCAGCCGGCATCCCCTTCGCGTCTTCGCAGGGTCCGCTGCAGTTCGGGCCGACCTACGGCCCATATGGCGAGTGCTGGGTCCAGTACAGCTACGTCAACGGGTACCCCGTCACCACCCTCTCCGCTGGCATCTCCGTCGGCGCGACCTCGATCGTGCCCGCCTCGGTGCTGGGGATCTTGCCCGGCATGACCTTGACCCTCTCCGACATCCCGCTTACCGAGACGGTCACGGTCAGCCCGACCTACGTCGTCGGGCAGGCTACGGTGCCGCTGCTGACCGGGACGCAGTCGCCCCACGTCGCAGGCATCGCCGTCTCGGCGCTCCCGGATGCGGTGAAGCAGGCGGCGATCCTGGCCACGGCTGGGTTCGTCCAGGAACGCGGCTCGGGGGCTTTGGTCATGGCGTCGATCAGCGGCGGTCCGACCAAGGGCGCCCCGATGGGTGGCGCTGGGTTTCAGTACCTCGCCGACGCTTTGGCGATCCTGAAAGAGGGCGGGTTCGTCGCTCAGGTCAGCGTCCCCGGGATGCTGTGAGCAGGTTCAACCTGTGAGTCGGGAGACAGTTCGCGAAGCGGTTGCGAACTACCTCTCGGGCCAGAGCCTCCAAGGCGTCTCGGTCTACACCGCGATGCCGAAGGAGACAGACATCGTCCCCGCGCTGCCTGGGGTGCAGACCACCGCGATCCTCTTCCCGCTGACGGGGAACCAGAACGAGAAGCGGCTCGGGATGGGCAAGAAGCAGATCACCTACACGGTGACGTTGGAGTGCGTCTGCTTCTCGACCCAACCCCTCGCGGAAGATGCCCAGTCGGACTGCGACGCCATCTTCGAACTGATCCTGGACGCGATCCGAGCCGATCCGAGCTTGGGGACGCTTTCCACATCAAACCCGATCCTGCAAGCAGGTGAAGGGGACGGCGTCGGTTCGGCTGACCTTCATCTGGTTCAGGACATGCCGGTGATGGCCGACGACGGCGCAGGGGTCCACATCTGGGGCCACCTGAGCATCACGGCAGTCGAAGTCGTCACCGCTCCGCCCAACCCGTAGGTTCAACAGGAGATCCCGTGCAATTCAAGTTCACAGGCGAGACCGCCGAGGTCTTCCCCTTCCTGCCGCTGGGGCGGGTGGTCGAGCCCGGCGATGTCGTCGAGTTGGACAAAGACCCCAAACATCCCCGGCTGGAGCGCGTCAAAGACGTTCCCAAGGCCAAATCTGATTCCAAGGAGAGTGACTGATGCCTACGTTCGCCAACGGGCTACCCGTTGCCCGGCAGCAATTCGGAATCGCCAAGGAGGCGACCAAGGGCACCTACGCGCCACCGACGGCCTTCTTGGCCTTGGATACCCTCACGCCCGATGACAAGATCACCATGCTGCCGGTGGTGGGACTTCGCGGCTCGATGGTGGTGGACTACGGCTCGGTGCAGGGCGTCGGCACCGGCGATCTGTCGATGACGGGCGCGGTCTTTGCCGACACGATCGGCTGGCCACTTGCCGGACTGCTGGGAGACGCCGCCACTACGGGGGCAGGCCCGTACGTCACCAAGCTGGCGGTGTTGAACTCGGCCGAAGGTCAGCCGACCAGTCATTCGTTTGCTCACTTCTATTCGGCCACGGAGGCGCGAGCGTACGCCGCCCTTCAGTGGTCTGAGGTGGAGATCCAATACACCGCACCGGATCTGGCCAAGTTCACCGGCAAGGCCACGTCGCTGCTCTCGGCACAGGAGACCAACCCGGTCGCAAGCTACACGACCGTGCTGCCCTTCGCGGCGTGGCAATGCGCCTGTCTGATCGGCGGAGTATCCACCGTCATCGTCACCGATGCGACGGTTACGATGACCCGGAAGCTCATGGTGATCAACGGGCTCAACGGCACCCAGAGCCCCGCTCAGATCTTTGTAGGACCGCTCTCGGTCGCGTGGAAGATCTCCGGCCTGGCGGATGCCTCAGACACGCTGCTGGCGGAATACCTGACCAATGCCCAGCCCGCGATCGACCTTACGATGACCCAGTCGGCGTCGGCGGTCCTGAAGATCCACTCTTCCAACGTCGCCCTTACCGGCGCCCCTTTCAAGATGGACAAGGACGTGATAGAGATTGACGCTGCCGGAACCGCAATCGCCAACGTGACGGACGCTGGTGTTTCGGGTGGCGAGAGTCCGGTACTGGTTACCCTGACCAACTCGGTCGCAGGGTCGACCTACGTCTAGCGGCGCTTCTGGGGGATGACTCGGTTGGCCTGCCGCAACTGCCGCCGCAGTCGGTAGGGCGTGAAGAGCATCACGAGCCACCCGCAGGGGATCAGGACCAAGTAGTAGACGAAGAAGCTGGTCCACCAGAACGCCAGTACCACGAGCACACCGAGCCAAATCAGGGCCTTGACCGGCAGGGTGACCCACTTCGGGCTGCCTTCGGGGACAGGTCCGGTCTGCGACGCCCACCGGGTGAGGCGACTTGAGAAACCCATCGCGTCGGGACCGTAGCACTACAAACTAGGAAAGTCAACCGAACAGGCGTACGGGAGGGCCGATATGGAGCGACTCGAACTGCCGTCCGGCGAGTGGGTTGCGCTGAGGGATGTCGCGTCGCTCAAGAGCCGGGACCGCGACAATGTGGTCTCCGCGCTGAGCGACACGGCCAAGCAGGGCACAGCCTACGTCGAGATCAGTCAGGCGGTGATCGCCTGCATGGTCTCCGAGTGGTCCTTTTCTTGGCCGGTGCCCGCATTGGCGCCGGGGATGCTGGGCGATCTCTCGATCCCCGACCGAGAGAGCCTTGAGGCAGCGGTGATGCCCGCGCTGGAGGTGCTTTTCCCTGCCGGCAAAAAGGATGACCCGAGGGACGAATCGTCCCCTCCGCCGGCCTCCGCCGACTGAAGACCTGGATCAAGACGGGTCATGGCTCGCCAGATCCGATGTGGTCGGAGGCCCTGCGTTACGTCGCTTTTGCGGAGAAGTTCGGCTGGACCCCGGACCAGGTTGATGAGCTGAGGCTTCCCTTGGCGGACCGCCTGCTGCCCGTTCTCGGCGTGATCGAGAAGGTCCGCGCCGAGAACGAGGAAGAGGAGATCAAGAAATCGCAACGATCTCGGTGAATGTCGATGGGTCGTCCCTGGTGCGTTCGTTGGAGCGCATCCGTGGGATCACTCCGGCTGCGACCGAGTTGGGCATGGCTGACGCCGGTCAATCAGTGTCTGGGCAGACGAAGCGTAACCTCAGCCTCAGCGCCCACGCACCGGGGACGCGCACGCCCGCGCCTCCCGGAGGGCCACCGTCGTTGATCTCGGGTGACCTCCGGCGTTCGGTGCGTGCCTCCGACGTCACCCGCACCGGATACCGCTTCCACGTCCGAGTCGGCGCGACGATGATCTACGCCCGTATTCAGCAGATGGGAGGCCGGGTCTCGACCCTAAAGCCGCACGGGTTGGCGAACCGCGCCACGCACCAGTTCTTCGGTCCGTCGGTCTATCTCCCGGCGCGCCCCTACCTGCCTGGCGCCGAGACGTCCGCGACGCTCGCTAGGGACGCCCTCGTGCGGCGCTGGAGTGAAGCACTGAGGAGCGGCAATGGCTGACTACCTTCCGCCCGCAGTCGTCGATCTGGTCGCCAACATCGGCGACTTCATGACCAAGATGGACCGCGCCATCGGCAAGGTCAAGCAGTTCGGAGACCAGAGCGCTTCGGCATCGGTGGGTCTTGACGGCGAGAAGACGATTATCCGCCAACTAGACGACATGCAGGCCCGGTTGGAGCGCTTCGGATTCACCAAGAAGTCCGCCCTACTCGGCCTGAAGAACGGTGAACTGGTCGCGCTGGAACTGGACAAGCTTCAAGGGAATCTCCGCGAGTTCGCTCGGACTCACGCGGTGGCCGATGTGAAGATCGACGGCATCACCGCGGCCTTGGTCGAGGTGAGCGCCCTCAAGTGGGAGATCAACCACCTCTCGTCTTCGGGCGCGAGTATTCCACCGAGCCTCATGTCGATGATCCCGAAGGGCGGCGGGTTCTCGGAGACCATGCAGGCGATCATCAACAGGGCCACCGTCAACACCAATCAGGGCGAAACCAGCAATAACGGGATCTTGGCTCGCGTGCTTGGCTCGATGGCCGGTGGCACCGGCGGGGGGATGCTCAGCTTCACCCGAGCCGGGCAGTCTGGAGGTGGGCCTTTAGGGATGCTCTCTCCGTTGGCCATCACGGGCATCGTTGCGGCCGTTGCGCCCCTCCTGGCCATCCTGCCACCCGTAATTGGCCTCGTCGGCGGGTTGGCGACGGCCTTCGGTGCGGCGGCGATGGGGGCCGGCGCGTTCGGCGCGGTGGCCTTCACAGCCATCTCCGAGGCCCTGAAGGGCGGCGCGGGAATGGACCCGTGGCTGAAGAGCCTACGGACAAAGCTACTGGCCGGAGAGACTGCCTTCACAGCCTTTTGGGACAAGGTCACCAAGATGGAGGTGCCGACAATCTCCAAGATCGTCGGCCAGTGGGTCTCTGTTGGGGTCAAGATCCTTCCCGACTTCATGCCGCTCTTCAAGGCGGGCGGAGTCGGGATGGAAGCGTTCACCAAGAACCTCACTCCAGCCTTTACCAACCCCGCTTTCAAGGGCTTCATAGGCCAGATGGCCAAAGCGGCTCCAGGCGTGATGGGCGCCGGAGGAAAGGGCTTGGGGAACCTCGGCGAGGGGCTGGCCAACATCGGGCAAGCCTTCCTGCCGATGGTGCCGCTGGTTGACAAGGGCTTCGTCTCGATGACCGCTTCCTTCAAGAAGTGGGCGATGAGTTTGGAGAAGTCAAAGGGGTTTCAGCAATTCCTAAAGGCGGCTGAGAAGGGGTTTCCCCTCATCGGCAAGCTGATCGGTGGCGTCGTCGCCCTGTTGGGAATCATCATCAGCCTCGCGATCCAACTCGGTGAGATCATGGGGCCGGTGCTGGCCTTCGAGGTCCAGATGTTCGGCAGGCTCTTTGGCGCCATTGGCAAGGTCGTCGGCCCGATCGCGGCGGTCGTACTGGGGTTCCTCAAGACCAAACTCGGCGCAGCGATACTGAGCACCGTCCTGCTGGGGCTGGGGATCGCGTTCGTCCTGATGGGCATCCGTGCCGCGATCGCCTGGGTGATGGCGCTGGGGCCGATCGCCTTGATCGTGATCGGCATCGGACTACTGATCGCAATCGTGGTTGTGGTGATTACCCACTGGAAGCAGGTCGGCACCTTCTTTGCGGGCCTGTGGAAGGGCATCACGACTGGGGTCGGCGACGTAATCAGCTTCATCACGTCGCACTGGGGCATCGTGGCGAGCATGCTGGAGGCTCCCTTCACCTTGGCTCTGGGGGTCATCGGCGGCATCTACAACCAGATCAAGTCGTGGATCGGTGACATCACTGGCTTCCTCGGCTCGCATCCCAGTGGTTCGCATCCCAGTGGCGCGACCTCGGTGCCGCCCCAACTTGCTGGTGGCCGTTTTGGCTCGGGCGTCACGATCGGGAACGGGACGTCCAATGCTGCCCTGGGCGGTACGCCGCTCCATGTCAGCAACAGCATCGTGATCCAGGGCAACGCCAGCCC